ATATAGGGGTCTTTACCCTCCATCCTCCACCTTTTTAAAATTGCTATTATTGTTAGATTATTAGATTATATATATTATTTTTTTTTAGATTTTATATATATATTTATAGTATATTCATAGTATTTTTTTAATATATTGTTAGTATAGTATAACATGCATATAACATATCGTCAAAGTGAGTTTGATACTAATTATTTTAATCTAAATAGTGATACCTATTACGATAATAGGGATTTGTTAAAAGTTCGTGGAAAAAAACTACCTATTGCTAAAATATCTAAAATATCTCTTGGTTTGTCAAACGATAAGCCTAAACGAGTTGTTAAATCATCTTCAAAGTCTCTCAAAAATAAAGCAAAAAAAACTAAATAATAACTCTCTCATTTTTATAAATATCCATCTCATTATAGATATTGATTTTCATACCATCACGAAATGATAAGGATATTAAAAAAAATAGATTAATAATACCATCATTTTTAAGAATATATTGATTTCGTGGATGGTTATAAGCAAATTATCATTGAAAGTCATTAGATATCAATAATGTTGTAAAAATAAGTTTTGTTTAAATTACAATAGCAAGTAATGCCTGTTTCTCTAATTTCTTTTTAAGACGATGTTGTCTTCTTTGTTCTTTAAGTTCTTCTTTGTGGTCGGTGCGATATTGTTTTGCTTCTTCTTTAATTTTATCTGCGTGTTTAAGATAATATTGTTTTCTTTCTTCTTTGTGGTCGGTGTTATATTGTTTTCTTTGTTCTTTGTGGTCTGTGTTATATTGTTTTTTTCGTTCTTTAATTTTATCTGCGTGGTCTGCGTTATATTGTTTATCATATTGTTTTCTTTCTTCTTTGTGGTCTGCGTTATATTGTTTATTTTGTTGTTTTATTTCTTCTTTGTGGTCGGCACGATATTGTTTTCTTTGTTTTTTAATTTCTTCTTTGTGGTCTGTTCGCCATTCTTTAGCAGTTCTTCCAGCAATATTTTTATTTAATGTTCCTATTTCTTTTATAACATCTCCTTCACGGCGTGTTAATTCCGTTTTATTTTTACAAGGATATAACTCATACAATTCTATATACCATTCCGTGATATCTTTAACAATATCTTTGTGTAGTCCAAGGACTTCATTTCTTTTATAATCTTTATGATGACCTACCCACCTTTCATCAAGAGTTTGTATTGTACTTCCTGCGTATATTTCAGGACTTGTTAAAGACTTTACAACATATATTTTGCCTTTAGAATAATCTCTATTCTCTCTTAATTCTTTTTGATAATCTCTACATCTTTTACAAGTTTTAGCAACTAATCCACTTGTTAATATATCAGTTTCGCACGGCTTCCAGTATGACTTGCATGACTTACATTTAGGATTTGCGACGAGATTATCCATTCTTTATTTATCTTTTATAGTTCTTTATTCTTTATATATCAATTTTTATTTTTTAAGGGTTTAAAGAAATATTTATAAAATTGTTAAAGATATACATCCATATTATTTAATATTAATAATTTATTTTAAAATATATGAGAGAGTTATATATAATCTATATGAAATATAATATCAATATAATATGGATTTAGAATATACCTTAATATTTATAAAAATATATTAAAATATACTATCATAAAAACGAGTACATAATCTTTTTATTTTAAGAAATATATTGAAATGGTTAAAAGTTATAAAAATAATTAATTATGTACTCAAAATATATATAGCAAGTTTAGAAAGGATTTGTTAATAACCTTATCATAACATCTATAATATAACTTTTAGAAAAATATAAAAATAAATTATGTACTCAAGTTCCCATATATATATACATTAAGACCTATTTATAACTTTCAAAATAATTATATAACTACTATCTCAATTTAGGACAATATACATTACATATTACACAATCCTATATATTCTATTATACTATTTCTAATTTTTTTATAAAATATAATTCGTACTCTATATAGTCCTAATATATACCTTAACTTATATTTTCAATTTTCTTAAGGAGTTTGCTATTTTTATTAACCTCTTGAATTAACATCTCACGCATTACCAAAATCTCCCCTTCTAATCTCATTCGTAATGCTTTCTCGTTATCATAAGATTTTATTGCTATATCATAATTATCCTTATCATATTTAAACATTTGTATATAGAAGTCTTCCTCGCAATGTATATCCAATTCCTTAATTTTTCTCTTTATATTCGCATCTCTTCTTGTCATACATCTACCAATAATTTCATCTTGTTTATCTATAAAATTAAGAATGCTCTTTTTATTTGATGATACTACACTATTAAGTTTTGCTATTTTAAGATGTTCGTACCCTATATAAGACATCTATATTACATTTAGTAGAGATTTTTAAAATACTATTCACATATACCACTAATATTCATTTGATAGTGTCATATAGTATCATTTATATTCTACGTATAATCTCATATACCATTAACAAAGTTTCTTTATAATGTTGATACATTTTATAAAATCTTACATAATTGTTTTAATCTCTATTGTATGTACTACACATTCAATATAATTTTTATTGTATGTACTACATATTCAATATAATTTCTATTGTATGTTAAGAAAAACGAGTACATAATTTATTTAATCTCACTAAAAATATAAAAGTTCTAAAAAACCATTTCAAAATAAATTATGTACTCAAAATATATTCCCTTAAGAAAATATAATATAAAAAAAATATTTACTTCTAATCTATAAGCATCCTTTTTATGATTTGCTCTAAATGTCTTGTATCTATTGATAAAAATGATGAATATCTTGAATGTTTTAATTGTAATGGGTTATATTGTATTAGATGTATCAAAAGTAATCACTTTAAGTTGAATGAGATTACCTTATTATATGAATATAAATGTGCGATGTGTTTAAAAATATCATCATTACATTAGTCATCAGTATATGATACGTATATTTTACGTATTTTAAAGATATTGTTAGCATAATTAGAGAATATTTGCTATTTCATAGATATCAAAGGCTATTACCCGCAAGTTTTTGATGATTACCTTAAAAACTCTAATATTGAAATTATTAGATTATAAAAAAATAATTATTGAAATGTGTGGAGGGTAGGAGGGTTTGCCCCCTGTTTTGAAATCCTATAGAATATATCTATATACAAAAATAGGGGTCTTTACCCTCCATCCTCCACACTTTTTAGAATTGTTATTATTATTAGATTATATATATTTTATTTTTTTAGATTTTATTATATATATGATAGTATATATCATAATATTTATTATTACTCACTATCACTATCATCAGTATCCCTATATTTAATATGCGTATATTGATTAGAGTTTCTACATTTCTTCTTTTCAATACCCATTTCCATCATATTATACGCAAATGACCTTTCATCCATATCAGGATATACTGTTTTAAAATTAGTAAATAATTCTCGTGCAGGTATTCTTGCTTTTTCATTATCAACTATTTCGCAAAACTCATCAATATATAACCTAACCTTATTACAACCGTCCATATATTTTTTAGTGATATCCATTACTTCTTTAGGAGTATCAATTTTTTTATTAATAAAGTCTCTTTTACACCAATTTTCCCAAAGAAGAAGCATAAAGGCTTGTTTATAATATATACAATCTTCTTTTTTATTATACAATTTAGTACCCCAAGTCATATCGGCTAACTTTTCAACCTCTTCATCAGGATTAGGTTCATCACAAAACTTATAAGGAAAGTTTAACAATCGCAATCTTCTCCCAACGGCATTATCTATTTTAGACAATTCGCACAATTGATTACAATAGAATATCATACAAAACATTACATTAAATGAAAACGCATTTTCGTGTAATCCTCTCGTTTTTATAATCGTATCTCCAGAATATTCCTTAAGACGTGATGATATTAACTTCTCTTTTTCATTAGGCTCTTCCACACAAACCAATCTACTTGCTTTACATGCATGTAATTCACTCGTTTCATTAGCCCCTCTACTATCTTTAGTGAAAGTAGAAGAATTAACTTTAGCACAATAGTCTCCAAATGATAACAAAAGTAAGTTCATCAAAACACTTTTTCCATTAGAACCTCCTCCATTAAAGATATAGAACTCTTGATGTAGATTTTTACCAAACATAGACATACTTAATACATCAATGAGATAATCATACATTTCATCCGTCTTAAACATACTGCGTATAAGATGTTTAATCTCTTTCCGTTTATCTTTTGATACGTTAATATCAAAGGCATAACCCGTAGTAGTAGAAATGTGGTCGGCGGGTTCAATATCTCTAACAACCTTATTTTCCAAATCAAATAAGCAATTAATAAAAGCAAAAGTATTAATATCAACATCCAAAACATTACATACGAAGTTTTCAATCGCACATAAGGACTTTAGAGACTTTTTTATGGAATTAGTGTAATTCTCATCTTTAAGTTTCGTAGCAATCTTCATACATTTTTTCCACTTTTCCTCATTTAACCCTTTAAGAATAGGGTCATCAGTTTTTTCATTCATAATATTCATTCCAGTCTTCATAAATAATTCGCAAATAGTTGTAGATAAATAATGAGATACTACAAGACCTTCCCCATCCTTTTTCCAAATATTAGTATCATCATTAACGGAGTAATAACATTTACTTGTAGTATCATAATACAACTTTCCTTTAAAATAATTATAGCAAACTTTAGCAACATCATAATGTGAGCCATCAGTTCCCAACGCATCAATTACGTATTTATGGTTAGAATTAAACACAATTTCATTATAAGCCGTAAGATTATCTTTTTTCGCCCAATATTTAAGTGACCCTATTCCAATAGAAGTTTTCTTCATATTACTCCATAATTTTTCACATTCACCTGTTTTATATGTAAAGCCCTTTTTAGAGAACTCGTCCCATACATCAATTAAACTATCTTCAATATTGTATAGACAAAATCCAAGGTTTAACCAATCGGTATAATTATTACATCTATCTAATGAAAGACATTTAAGTACAAGTTCTTTAGATATTTTACAAGTTTCGGTATCACTATATTTTAAAATATCTAATATTTTTTCATTTTTAACAATTATCTTTTTGTGTTTCTTTTCCATTGCTTCAACTTTGATATTCCAATCTTCAAAGTCTGCTTCAATATATGATGCGGTACATTGAAAAATATCGGCTTCATCATATGGTAATAATTGAGGTACATTTTTTACTAACCCCGTCTTACTATCGGGCATCTTTTGAGTTGTATATGGTAATAGCAAAACGGAGTTAGTCTTATAAATAGAGATGTCATAGCGTTTATCATCAGTTAATTTATGATATTCAAATAGATATCTCATATTAAGAAATGAGATTTGAGTATGTTGAACGTATGCTCTATAAGAATATTTCATAACATCTTTGTTATTATGACTTTCAATTCGGGGTTCTCTTTTAGCAAAATATATATCTTTATTAGGAAATATAGTATTTATTGTTGATTTTACTTCGTTAATATCAATATCATTCTCGTAAGCATCAATATCAAAAACAGGTTTAATATTATCACTTCCGCCTATAATTTCAGTCAATAGTGGGTTTCCCTTAATTAACTCGTTGTAATATCTTAAATTATCGCAATAAACGATATCATCCCTTGTAGTATAATTACACGTAGCAACTCTATTATATTTAGTATCTTTTAGTTTTGATTGAGGACACATTTTCAGTCTCCTTCTAATATATCCTATGCGTTATATCTTTAAGTAGTTTTATTATAATAAATGGAAAAAAAATAATTAAGATACAAGTTGAATTGTTTTTGTAGTTTTTGCTTTAGAAAGGCGTAGTTCTTTATTGTGTTCTACTGCTCTTGAAATCGTGTTTTTTCTTGCTTCAGGGTTAGAATGATATCTTTGCTTTGTGAGAAGACGGCATAAGTTCTTATAACATCTATCGGCATAAGGAATTAATACTATTCTTGCTCGTTCTTCTTCAATGTCTAACAATAACTGCTCCATATCAAAAGGGGCACGTTTCATATTGATATATTTATATTACATACCTATTTAACCTTTAAGTAAGAAAATATAAAAATAATTTACTTGTTATAATAATTCCATTTACGAAAACGTGCATTATTCTTTTTAAACTTTGGTACTTTATTCATATAACGATATGATATTTGCGATACGGAGATACGTTTAAAAAAGTTCATTCTTAATATATATAGATATAATAAATATTCTTTAAGTACAATTATTACAACAAAATAAGTTATAAAATATATATTTTTTATAGTACCACAATGATACGAAATAATATTGTAATTTTTATCATATTCTTAATATTTATAGAGATTGAATGTGTGGAGGGTAGGAGGGTTTGCCCCCTGTTTTGAAATCCTATAGAATATATCTATATACGAAATTAGGGGTGTTTATCCTCCACCCTCCACACTTTTTAGAATTGTTATTATTATTAGAATTATATATATTATTTTTTTTTAGATTTTATTATATATATTATAGTATATATTATATATTCATAGCATATATCATAACATTCATAGCATATATCATAACATTCATATCATATATTCATAGCATTCATAGCATATATAATTAAGAAAGCATAATATTTTTCAAAGTTTGCTTATAATACATAACGAGTACATAATTATTTTTTTAGAGTTCAAAATATAAAAGTTATAAAATATAGAAATATAAAAGATTATGTACTCGTTTTTATAGTAATCTATAACAATCTCTATACATCTATATGAAATATGTAGCAATCTCTATACATCTATAGGAAATAGCAAAACGAGTACATAATTATTTTTTTAGAGTTCAAAATATAAAAGTTATAAAATATAGAAATATAAAAGATTATGTACTCGTTTTTATAGTAATCTATAGAAAATATGTAGCAAAATATAACAATCTCTATACATCTATAGGAAATATGTAGCAATCTCTATACATCTATAGAAAATATGTAGCAATCTCTATACATCTATAGGAAATATGTAGCAATCTCTATACATCTATAGGAAATATGTAGCAATCTCTATACATCTATAGGAAATATGTAGCAAAATATAACAATCTATAACAATCTCTATACATCTATAGGAAATATATAGCAATCTATAACAATCTATAACAATCTATAAGCAAATAGCAAAAACGAGTACATAATTATTTTTTTAGAGTTCAAAATATAAAAATTATAAAATATAGAAATATAAATTATTATGTACTCAAAATATATATTAACACATTCTCATAATATAAAATCTCATTACT